ACTACCACCGCTACCACCACCACCTACTGTGACTGTATAAGTAGCTGGATAATAAAGAGTTGTTGTAGAAGTTAATAAACCACCAGCTCCTGCGCCACCGCCATAAAATGAACCACCTCCACCACCGCCAGCCACTACTAAATAACTAGCTGACACTGCTGTAGCAGGGGTTAATGTTCCTGAAGCTGTGAATGTATGAATTGTATTACCACCTGAAGTAGTAACTGTGCCACCTGTGAATAAAGGTGTAGCAGATGTGTAAGATATGATGACTACGCCTGAACCTCCAGCACCACCAATACCTGATGTAGCTCCTTGACCTTTACCACCGCCACCACCACCTGTGTTTGCACTTCCAGCAAAACCATTAGCATTTGAACCGCCTCCGTTACCTCCACCACCAGTGCCACCTGTTCCAGCTACATTACTTCCATCAGCTCCTCCGCCACCACCACCAGCATAAGTAACTGAAGAACCTGTAATTGAAGATGAAGAACCTGCTCCAGCATTTGTAGCTGAACTTGATGTTGAACCGCCTGCACCACCTGCTCCACCACCATTACCAGCTTGACTTGATGTTGTTCCAGCTCCGCCATTATTACCTTGACCTGAAGTTCCAGCTCCTCCGCTTTGATTTGTTTCAGAACCTGCACCACCACCTGAACCGCCTGCACCACCTGTTTGATTAGAACAACTACCATAACCACCACCTATAGATGTAAGTGTAGTAAAATTAGAACCTGTTATAGTTGAATTTGAGCCTTGTAATCCATTATTTCTACCAGAAGCTCCGCTTGCTGCTCCAGCTCCAACAATAATAGTATAAACTTGACCTGTTGTCAAATTTGCAGTTCCAGTTAGTAAACCTCCAGCTCCGCCACCACCGCCTGCTGCCCCAGTAGAAATTTCACTACCACCTGAACCACCACCAGCTACAACAAGATAAGATGCAGTATATGATTGTACTGGAATTGAATCCAAAAATCCTGAATATGCAATCCATCCTTGAGTTGCATCAATATAAACTAAAGAAATTGACTGTCTGTTTGTTGATAATATTGCATTAATAGTAACACCATTAAATTTATTTCCATTGAGTGCAATAGTCACATTATTTATAGCCCATTTACTAGCATAATCAGTTAATGTAATTGCATCACCTGCTGTAGGAGATGCTGGAAGTGTAACTGTAATAGCACCTGAAGTTGTATTTACAGGATAACCCATACCTGCAGTTGCTGAAAAATTGGTTGCTTGAACAGCTTGCCAAGAAATTGAAGGCGCACTGTTAGCTATTGTTATTGATCCTGTACCATTCGTAACTAATATACCAGTTCCTGCAGTAAGAGTAGCTTTGGCTAATGTATTGCCGGTTGTATTACCAATAAGTAATTGACCATTAGTATAAGATGTTTGCCCTGTTCCACCATTTGCTACTGGTAATGTGCCTGTAATTCCTGTTGTAGCAGGTAATCCTGTGCAGTTTGTTAAAGTGCCTGAAGATGGTGTGCCTAAAGCTGGTGTTACTAAAGTAGGACTTGTGGCTAATACTACGCTTCCTGATCCTGTTGTAGCTAATTCACCTAATGTGCCAGCATTATCATAAAAAATACGACCTGATGTTCCGCCTGTAATTGTTGTCGTTCCTACAACTAAACCTGTAGTAGCACTTGCAGTAGCCCAAACAAACCCTGTTCCGTTATATTGTAAATAAGTAGTAGGTAGCGTTGGTGCGGCAATGAATGATGTAGTGCCTGAAGCTGTGTTATATGGTATTTGTAAATTTGCGCCACCTGCAATATTTGTAGCAGATGTAGCATTTCCTGACAAAGCACCACTAAATGATGTAGCAGTTAAAACGCCTGTGTTTGGCACAAAGCTAATTTTAGTAGAACTTGTGGTAGCTGGATTATTACCGCTTGTAGCTACAGATAAAACAGGATAATAAGTTGAAAGAGAGCTTGTATTGTCAGTTATAGCTATATTAGTAGCGTTAGTGGCTGTTGTTGCAGTCGTAGCTGTTGTGGCACTTGAAGCATTGCCTGTTAAAGCACCCACAAAAGTAGTAGAAGTAACAGAAGTTAGCCCTGCAATTGTAGTGGCTGATCCGCCTAAACTAATTGCAGTAGAACCTACAGTAATACTTGAATTAGTTAATGCAGAGTTAGGTATTGACGTTAAAGATGCGCCTGATCCGCTAAATATTGTTGCACTTAATGTGCCTGTGGATGGGTTATATTGATATTTAGTAGAGCTTGTGTATTCAGTTGTTAAATTGCCTGATGTTTGATTAGCAAATAATGGATAGCGAGTTGCATTGGTTGTTGTGTCATCGGTTACAGTTGCATAAGATGTTGGAGTAGCCCATGTGGGTGCGCTTGATCCATTAGATTGTAAGAATTGACCTGTTGTGCCTGCCGCACTAATAGCTAAAGCTGAAGCGCCTGAATATACTACGCCACCTGAAACAGCAGTTAAGTTAGCGCTTGTTCCACCATTAGCTAAAGGCACTTGACCTACAATATTTCCTGCTTGAACAGTTAAAATACTTTTATTAACGTAAATTGCTCCATTACTTGAATTTACATAAGCTACAGTTCCTAATTTAATTGCATAGCCTGTTGGTGGAATTGTATTTTGATAGTAACCAGCAGAATATGGTGATAAATATAAAGTATCGCCTACTGTATAACTTCCTGTATTTACACCTTGAACTAAACCAATAGTTGTAACGTAACCTGCTGTTCCTGTAGGAATGGCTTGGTTTGCTAAACCTATAACATTTCCTGTTGTTAAACTACTAGCAATAGCTAAAGCTACATTAGGATAAGTATATCCACTACTTGTAGATGTAACATATACAGGTTGACCTACGTTAATTGTAGAACCTGTATTGTTATAAACTTTTAATTGTATTTCTTCGCCAATATGTAATGTATTGTTTGTAACATCATTGTAATAAGCCAAAGCGTTTTGAGTGCTGTCATACCATAAACGACCTGCGTTATAACTTGGCGCTGAAGTTGCTGTGTAAGTTTCATAACTAGAAATTGTAGGTGTTGCCATTGTTACGCTAGTTAGCGTTGAGGCAGTAGAGCCTAATGAAATAGATGTAGAACCTATGGTAATACTAGAATTTAATAATGCGCCATTAGGAATACCGCTAAAGTTGGTTCCTGTTAATGCTGGTGTTGTAGTCCATGCTAATCCGCTATTTGATTGTAAAACACCTGCGCTAGGCGCTAAAAATGTTGTTGTATTAGATGCAGATTGATATGGTAAGTAATTAGATGCGCCACCTGCCAAGTTTGTAGCAGTTGTGGCAGTTGTAGCTGATCCTGCTGATGTGGCAAAAGTAGCAGTTGCAGCATTTCCACCAATGTTTAATGTTGTTGCAGTTCCTGTTAAACCTGTGCCTGGGCCACTAAATTGTGTTGAGGCGGTAATAGTTGTGCCACCAAGGGTCGTAAAAACGCCTGTAGATGGGCTAGAAGCGCCAATCGTTGTTCCGTTGATACTTCCGCCTGTAATTGCTACAGAATTAGCGTTTTGGGTGCTTAAAGTGCCTAATCCTGATACTTGGCTATTAGAAATAGCAATACTTGAAGCAGAAAGGCTAGTTAATTGACCTTGTGCATTAACATTAGCGGTTAAAGTTTGGCTTGCAGAACCATAAGAACCTGCTGAAACGCCTGTATTTGTAATAGAAAACTGATTAGACGCTAAAGTTAAGCCAGTTCCTGCTGTATATGTATTTACATTGGCAAATTGAACCCAAGGCATTGGTGTTGTGCCAATTGTGCCTGTGGTTGAAGCGGTGCAAACCCAACCTGTGTCAATATTTGCTGAACCATTAAGAATAACAGTATAAGCACCTGGCACTTCTGACCATACATCCATGTCGGTAGAACGTGACCAAGCACCTGAAGATGCTATATAAATTCCGTTGTTCGCAGAAGTTGACTGATTTTTAACTAAAACTCTATCGCCTACGGAAATTGTATAACCATCAATGGTTTGTATGCCTGAAAGCGTAATATTGCCTGTTGTGGCTACCTGACAAGCAGCTTTAGGGCCTAAACCTTGCGCTACAGTATCAACATAGAATTTATTAGCTATGTCTGTATTGCTAGATGGAGTAGTAGATATTTGACCTGTTGTGGTCGATATATTAGTAAATACACCTGTAGAAGGTGTAGTAGCACCAATAGTTGTGCTATTAATCGTGCTATTTGTAATTGTTAATCCTGATTGAACAGGATTAAGTGTGGCATAGAATGGCTGACCCTGCCCAATAAACGTATTAAACGTATTGTCTAGATTGAATAACGCCTGAACAGGCAGAATATTCTGATCTATCGTCTTTGCAGGATCAGACATCTAAATTCCCTTAAGATTGGTCAGCTACTGGTGTAACGTATAAAGCTGTTGTTCCGCCTGACGCAATTGCTGTTAAATAAAAAGGTGTTGTTGGAACTGCTAAAACTAAAGGAGTTTCCATGATTGCAGGTAATATAAAATCACCTGTGTTTCCATCAGTAGCAAATACTGCATTAGCCGCAGCAGTTGCTGTGCCTGGTGTAAACTTAATAGCACATGGATAAGCGCCTGCATTTAAAAATGCTGCGTAGTTTACTTGGTCGTTAGTCGAATCATTAATAGTAACAGCAGAGTGTTGTGAAGTTGTTACAGTTAATGTCGTTGTAGGGCCAGCTAAACGGATTACTGAAGTATTTGCCATGATTTGTCCTTAAGCTGCGTTTACAGGAGCTGGGCCTTCATAACGAACAATTTGAAATTCATAAACACCTGAAGCTGGAGTTGCTGGAGATGTAGAGCAATTACCAAATTGAACTGTTAATACGCCATTTGTTAAGCAATCAGTTTCTGCAATAAAAATACCTGCTGTTTGATTAGCAATATAACCACCTGTGCTAATAAAATCAGTTGTTAATAAGCCTGGAACTGAAAAAGTTTGAACTGCTGTTGTGCTTGCCAATACTGAAGATGGAGCTAAAGTAGGCGCAATGTAAAACGTTTCGTGTGCATTACCACGAGCTACTGTTGTTGATGACATTTGATTTTCCTTTGCAAAGAAAACTAGAAAACTCTAGTTATGTAATTATATATTAAATAGATGGGAAGCCACCAATTAAAGTAACTTCCCCTTCTATATTTTTTACTAGCTTAAGTCGTAACCAAATACATAAACATCAACAGTTGCTGTAACAAATGGTGTTGAAATGTTTACATAAAGGTTTTGAGCAGTTTGTGCTGCAGTTGTAGTTGGGCTGATAACATCAGTAACTGTGTTGCCTGTTACGCCTGTTAAAGCTGCCGCTGTGTAAATAGCTGTTCCACCTTGTGATGGAGCAGTATATAAACCAAATACTACTGTGTGAACGTCTGCTGTTGCGCCTGCGTTATTAGCATTTGCAACTACAATTTGTTGAACAGAATATGTAGTTGAATTGATAATAGGAAGGTTAAAGTCTTGTGCTGCAGCTGTGCTTACACCTTTGTAGACAGCTAATAAGCGGTTAGCTTGATTAGTGCCTAGTTGGGATGGGTGAGCTGCAACTGTGGTTGCTGGGCCTGGATTCGCCATAATAAATTTTCCTTTTTTTTGTTTTCTAATTAGAGGGGATTTTACTCCCCCCTGTCCGTTAAATTACTTAAGCTGCTACTCGGCAAGCTAACTCTGGGTAGAGTGGCGCCCAACCGTATAGAACATCAAGACGTGTAGGAATTGAGTCATTGTTAATTGTGTATTGACGAACAACACGCATTGAAAGACCAATTTCTTTGTCAGATGCACGACCTGCGAAATGAACGCCATCAGGTAACTCAAGATCAGCTACTGCTAAAGTGAACGCATTTCTGTGCATAATGATGTTTTGTGGTGAAACAGCGCCAGTATTGTTAAATGGTGTAACTGTTTGTGAACCAGTTGAAGTTACTGATACGTTTTGGAATTGACCTGCAGTAATAACTGCTGGTGAAACGTTTACAGTAGCTGTGCCTGATGAACTGATAGTTACAGGTGAATTAACAACAAAGTTACGGAGCTTGTTAGAACCATAAGCTTGACGATTTTGTGGGTTTACTGCATAAACGCCAGCGATAGTGATAACGTCACCTTGGTTTAGCGAAGCGTTAGCTGAAGCTGCACCGATAGTGATGTTAGAACTTTGCGCCCAACCACTTGTTAAGAAACCAGTAGCTGTTGTAACGTTACATGAAAGTGTAGCACTTGAATATGAACCGAATTGTTGTGAAACAACGTTTTGATCCATTTTCCAATTCATACCGCCTGAATCACGACCCATTAAACCTTTAGTGTATTGAGCAGAGATTTCAGCTGTAGGAATAAACAAACCTTTTAAGCTGTCAACAATAGTTGCTGATGTGAATGGTTCAACAATACATGATCTGCGGCCATCACGAGGTGCGCCTTCAGAATCAAGATATGCTTGACCTGTTAAATATGTAATAAGACCTGTTGGCGGTGTGCCAGCAGTTCCTACAATATTTGCTGTATTGTTTTTAGCCATAACTAGACCATCTCGGTCAATCTTATTGGCAATTGCTGCAACAGCTGGTTTAAGAACTCTGTCGCTAAACATATCTAAAGATAATGCTAGGTCTTGAGTTGTAAACTGTGTGTCAACGTGGAACTGTGTTGATAAAGTAACAGGGACTGAAGTTTCATTGAAATCTTCAACGTTAAGTGCTGGGCCAGTTGTTCCAATAAAACGACCAGGTCTGCGAACGTTTACAGTGTTACCGATTTTTGCACCTACAACAGCAAATTGGTCATCGTAGTTACGATCAACTTCTGAAGTAAATGTTAATTCATTTTCCAAAACCATCAACGCTTCGTTGGTGATTTTGCTAATGGTTAGTAAATTATTAGCCATGATATTTCCTTATTTTAAGAGTTTAATATCCTGCTACCTAATTTTTCCTGCTTTACGAGAGTCACGCCATTGTTGATAAGTGCCATGGAATTCACCATCTGCGCCTACTCCAACATCGGCAACTGCTGAACTCGTCTTTATAGGACTAATTGGTGCAGGTGCTTTGCTGCGTGCAATAGAAGGTTTTGTTTCAGCTTCAGCTTTAGGCGTTTCTTTTGATGTATCTTTCGCCTCAAACCTTGCTTCTAACTTCCCAATTTCTCGAAGGGCGCTAACCATAGACAGATCATTTAACTTTTCTGCTAGCTCAGGATTTTCTGCTAGATGATATAGTATTCTAGGGCCTTGTTCAGACTCTAATAGGGCATCACGAACATGGTCTGTGACCTGTATATCGCTTGCCGAAGCTATCATTTCATCATAGTCAGGATAATCCGCCTTAACAGTTTCTAATCGAGAATTCCAAGTTTTAATAACTTTTGATCGTTCTTCTTGGACTTTTCGTTCAGTTTCAGCTTTATCTCTGTTCAATAGTGCTTGTTCTGCCGACCATTCAGCTAATGCTTCAGCGTATTCAAACGCATCATTAAACTGATTGGGTGAAGGTTTCACATTAACTTGTTCTACAAGTTGTGGATTAACCTTGCCTTCTAGCTCTTTAATACGATTTTCTGCTGCTTCTTTAGCTTCACGTTCACGTTGCGCTTCTTTACGAGCTTCTTCACGTTGCTTTGTTAGCTCTGAAAATCTTTTCTCAAGCTTGGGGTTTTGTTTCTTCTCTTCTGTTGCTTTTGTTTCTTTTTCAGTTGTTTCTGATTCACTCTGAATTTCAGCTTGATCCGTTGGCTCTGTTTCAGTAACTTCCTCTTTAGGTGTTTCTGCTACAGCCTCAATCGGTGCTTCTTCAGCTAAACCCAACTTATTTGCATAAAACGCTTCTGAATTTTCAGAAGTTAATACATTTGCTACTTGTCTTTCTTGTTCTGACATGGATAACTCCAAGATTTTTACCCAATGAATCCATTGGTAGATTGTTGCTTTATACTATAAAACTACTTACAAATCAATTGTTACTTAAATAGCACGTTCTGTTGTTTCTGCATTAGCCATCTTTGCTTGCTCGTGATCCATTCTTGCTAATAACATGGCTACTTGCGCTTTAAGTTCTTCAACTTGTATTTTAGTGCTGTTATCAATGTTTGTGTCACGTCTGCGAGTTTCTTCACGCATTTCAGTATCGTGAGCTTTAGTTGTAACATCCATAAGCTTACGTTTAGTTTCTGCATCTTGTTTAACACCTTCAATGTCTTGACGTTGTTTAATCATCATTTGAAGCTGTTGTATAGCTTGTTGTGATTGTTGGTTTTGTGCTTGGAGTTGTTGAAGTTGCATTTGAATGCGTGGTGGCACTTTAGACTTATCATCAACTTTAGCTAATGGGTTGTTTACTGCTAATCGATCAGCAATTGTTTCTGCGCCTGGGAAATCCATGTTTCTAACTAATAGATCACCTGCTTGTTGAATTAAAGCAGGATCAGCTGCAAATAAAGTCATCATAGACTCTACAGCTTCTTGACGTTTAGAGTTGTAGCCTGGGCCTGTATCCATAACAATATCGTATTCACCAACTGTTACGTCATTAAGAATCTTATTAATGCCTTCTTCATCTTGACCATATTGGTTAATGGTTAAGATTTCAGGTTTGCCATCGTCACCAATGATACGCATGACTCTTTCTCTATCGTAAATCTTTGGAATCAAATCAAGGATAATGCGACCTGTTTGACGGATAGAACGAGTTAAATTGTCATAATAGTGGAAATTAGTTAAATCAACTTGTTGTTGTTGGCCTTGTAGTGCTTTGCCTGAAATATTGCCTGTAGGTAATTGAGCTGGATCAAATATACCTACAACTTGCATTAAGTCAGTAGTCATTGCTTGAGCTGCGGCCATAATGCCTGCTGGTGGTGGTTCAGGTTGTAATCTTTGTGGTGGAGGTGCTGGCTGACCATCAGTGTCTTTTTGCTTATAACGTAATACAGGCATGGATTTAATATTAGCCATAGCCCATTCGTTTTCATGGCCTTCGTCTTGTCCTTCAGCTAACAACCATTTAGCTTTAGGTGCTAATGCAACTGATTCAGTAAGGGAAGTTTGCCAAAAGTTATACATTCTTTGTGGGTCTTTAGCCATGCGAACAATACCAAATTTCTTTTTCTTGTTTTCAACCACAGTTTCTTGACCGAACACAGGAACGATAGGGATATATTTACCTGCCCATTCGCCTTCTTCTAATACTTCCATAGAAGTAAGTTTGCACCATTTAATTTTCTTTTCATGTGAATCTCTTGATTCAACAATAGTAATGCCTGCTGCATCTAATACATCTTGCGGAGGTAAGTCTTTTGACTTAACGCTTGATCCGTCTGATAGTAAATGAATCTTAATAGGTGTGCGGTCAACATAAAAGTATTCAGCTAATCTAATATCTTCTTTCATTACCCATTCAGGATTGCTGTCACCTGTGCCACGCATTGTAAATCCTTGTTGCAACTCTGCATTAGGATACATTTTCTTGAAGTTATCTTTGGATATAACAGTAGTGATTAATACTTTTTCTGCATCTGATCCGTCAGGTGCAACTGAATTAGGATCAAAGTAAACGGTAAAAGGATTATCAATGGCTTTAATGAATATGTCTTGATCGAATGAATCGTCTTTAACGTAATCGGTAGTAACACGCCAATAACCCCAGCCCATTCTTACTGCAAAGTCACCAGCTTTATCATAAGCTTGGTCAGCATCAGATTGAACTTCAATGTGGCGGCATATACCTTGAATGATCTGTGCCATTTTAGCGTCTGATTCGTTATTCATGCCATGCACTTTAATGCGAGGGCGTTGTTGACGCATTTGGTTAGTGAGTTGTCTGCAATACGCATCAACTTTGTTTACAGTTAAACATGGTCTTGCTTCTAAAACTCTGCTATTTTGTATCTCTACAGGCCATTGATCGCCTGCTGCAAACTTTAAATCTTCTAATGCTTCACTTCTATTCATTTGGTCTGCTTCATTAGCAAACTGTAAGAATTGAATAGCATCTTGAATTCTTGGGTCGTTATCTACAACTTGAGTTTTTTTCATTCTTGCCATGTGTTATCCCATCCAGCTTACGCCAGGAGTATATGTTTGTTTACGAGCTTTTAATTCTTTTTTACCTTGAATCATTAAACCAATATATCTAAATGCGTCTGCTCCATGGCTGTATTGATCGTGAAGTGGAGTTTTGCTAAATTGACCTGAATCAGGATCAACTTCATATCGGTAGTGACGCAAGCATTGTAACCCATCTGCACAATTTTCTCTATCAAAATAGCAACTATTAAATATGGTTCTTGCAGCATTTATGGAATCAACCACAGGAACTCTTGGCAATATATTAGTTTTATAACCTGCTGCTCTTACTATGTCATCTATTGACCGACCATTAGATGCAATGTTTTTACTTTCGGCATCATGTGGTAAATGTAGGGTTTCGTAAACATAACCAAACTTTTGCATTTCTGACAAATAGTGACTGATAGTTTTTTGCGTATCCTGCATATATCTAATTAATCTTGTTTCCATGCCTATGAATTGCACAAACCATATAGCTGTGTGATCTGCCCAACCCAAGTCAAAGACTGCGTGAACAGGTTTAGTTGCATCGTAAGGGACTGATGTAATTTTACCCTGTAACTCTGCCATATTCATCTCATTAGCGAATATAGCGCCATCAACGGTGAGTCGGCATAAGCCTTCCCAAACATTATTATAGGCTTGTAAATCCCTATTCTTTAAAGCATCTTTTTCAAGTCGTAGCGTTTCAGGCAGCCAAGGATTGTCGTTAAAATTAATACGTTGAAGAACAGAGTTTTCAGGCGGATTAACTACAAAGCGCTGATAGGTTTCGTCTGTTTCTAATTCAGGGTTAAACGTGATCCATATTTCAGATTTCTCTTTACGGATAGTCGGTATCAATACATTCCAGCTAGTCTTGGATACGGTTTGAGCTTCTTCTACCCAACAAATATCAATACCTTCAAACGACTTAACATTGGCAATATTGTTTTTTAGCCCTACAAAAGCAAACTCTGTTCCGTTCTTACCTCTAATTGTGGCTTGAGTAACTTCATAGAAACCTTCTAATCCCAATTCCATGATCTGATCGGATAGAAGTTTGTGAACTGAATCCTTCATGGATGTCATAAACTCTCTAGCGCATAATATTCTTAATGGCTTTGGAGTTATGTTCCCATTTTCATCTTTTTCGTATTTTGCGCCTTTTAACAACAAAGCACGAGCTACACCCCAAGATTTTGCACCGCCTCTGCCTCCGTATAGGACTCGATAACGTGCTTCTTTTGGACTAAATAGACAGGATAGCTTTGCAGGAAATTGAAC